TGGCGTAGGTCAGACGCTCCGCATCGCTGATGACATCGGTCTGAACTTTGATGGCGGTGTTCTTGCGTGTACTCATAGCTTGCCGAGTTCTTTCAGTTTAGATTCTGCCCATTGCTTACCTGAAAGGCCTCCCCACAAAAGGTAGGAGATGGTTCCGCAGGCTTGCGTGTCGTTCTCATCGTAGTACGTCTCGGCTCTTGATAGGTACGAGTACATCCGACCGATGGTCTCCACCGACAAAGCCTTGCCTTGTGCGAGCTGCTGACCACGAATCTTCCCTACTTCGGTAGCGCACTTGTTTCCGTTTTTCTCGTTTAGCTCGATGCCTCGCTTGGCATTGTTGCGTACTGCCTCCGGATAGTCGGCAAACGACTCAAGCTCTACCACACGACCATCCTTCTTGATGATGTTTGCGATTTGTGATAGGATGAGAGCCGCCTCTTGCTCCTCGATTTTGGCAAGCTCCTGCTTGCTGAAGTTCATCTTGTCAACGAAGTAGCCCTCGATGCTGAAGCCCTTGAACTCGCCATCTTTGACACGCTTCCAAATGCTCTCGTTGTCAATCTTCATTGAGACCATCCACGTACCGACAGGTAGGTCAAGGCCGTAGGCACGGCTCTTGTCAAGCGTATCGTCCTCGATGATCCACGATTCTACGATTGTAGTTCCGTCAACCTCGTAGTCGTGTTCGATGGTAGCGTTTCTTTGGTAGCCGTTCTTGAAGAACAGTTCCATTGCCTTACGGATGGTGTCCTTTGAGAAGTACACATAGTACTCATTCTCGCCATCGGTTCGGTAGATTGGCTTGTCAGGGATCAGAGCAGCACCCATCAAAAGACGCTTCTCTTGGTTCTGCATTGCGAAGGTCTCTTTCTTTTGCGTGTTGAGCGCAATGAAGTCCTCCTCAATAGCGGGGTATTCGACAAGGCTGATGGCATCGATGCCTGTCAGGGCCATCGTCTCATCAAGGATTAGTTCGATTAGTTTCATCCGAATGTTGCGGTTCTTACTCGTTGACGTTCCAATTGTTGTGCAGTCGTTACCTCGCCACCTACGACATACGCACGGATGGGTTGGTTGAACTGACTGCCGATGCTTTGTGCAAGCTGATTCGTGCCACTTTGTCCAACGATATTGAACTGCGGTGCAGGCACGGAGCCACCACCTCCGGCAGCGGAGGAGTTGATTGATGGGCTTGAAGGTTGTGAGTCACTCCAAGTGAACTTCTGCGCTCCAATAGCAGCAACACGGGCAAGACCACCTGCTACGGCTACGGCAGCAGCGATCTGCGCACGTACAACTGACGTGGGGTCACCGATGATGAGCTGCGAGGTGTACGCCTTTTGTGCGGCTGCATAGGTCGACACGATGGTCTCTGCGATGCTTAACGCCTTATTGCGGTTGAACGCTCGCTCTGATGCCTCCTTGTTATTGGCATCGTAGATGGAATTCAGCTCCTTCAGCGCACCGATAGTGCCAAGCGCAGAGTCAACGGCAAGATCTTGCAGCGACTGACGGTAGGCTCTCTCTTTGTCTATCTCGTCTTTGCGTGCCTTGTCTGCTGCATCTGATTCAGCCTTTCTCGCACGGGCTTGGCGGATCTTGCGCTCCTCCTCTGCCCAAATCTCTTGATCTTCTATCTCTTGAAGTTGGTCTTGGTAGAACTCAAGAAGATCAACACTAAACTTCGCCCGTGAACGGACGGCCTCATTGCCCTTCTCAACGGCCTTTGCAAGCTCGTCTGCCCAATAGTTGTTGCTGACGATGATTGCGTTCAGTCGGTTGAACTCCTCCTGACGCTCACGCTCACGGTCTGCCTTTGCTTGTTTTGCATCTGCCGCTTTCTTATCACGCACACGCTTGTCCTCTGATAGGTCGAGCGCACGGAGTGCTGACTGCTTGTCGAGGATGTCTTGAGAGATTTGCTTTTGGGCCTCTGCGTCATCGTACAAGAACGCCTGCTTTGCAATCAGGTCTTGCAGCTCTTGGTTGAGCAGCTCCTTGCGCTTGCTATATACGGTCTCGGCTGCTGCTCCGGAAGCCTCCAATTCTGCGATCTCCCGCTTGATCTCGTTCGATGCGCCATCACGTGCCTTGCGCTCCTTGTCAAGAGCGTCAGCGGCCTGCCGTGTGGTATCAATGTATTGCTTCTTGGCTTCGTCAGCCTTCTTGAGAGCCTCCGCCTCCTCCTCTGCTGATGTAGTCAGTTCATCGTATAACTGAACGAGGCTCTGAATGACGAGGATAGCAATACCAAAGGCAGCAGTTTTCAGAGCAAGGTCAAGACCTTTTACTCCTGCGGTTGCTGCTTTGACGGATTCATACGCCTGAAAGAACGCATCTGACATCCCTCCGGTCAGATCATTGATGAGTCCCTTGATTGGGGACACCGTTTTCTTTAGCGTCTCAAGGTCTCTTGTACCTTCTTTGATTTTGGTGTCGCCTTGAGCAGGTTGGTCAAACGCTTCCGCAAGCTCATCCTTGACCTCTTTGGCCTTTCTCTTTACGCCATCAAGCTCCTTCGTGATTTTGTCAGCGGCAGGAGCAGCGTTGGTCGTGATGCTTATGTTAATGTTTACTTCTTCAGCCATTGCCTCCTAATGATCTTTTTTGTGTCTTGCCAATTGCTCGGTAGATGGTATTTGCCTTTTGCGATTTCAACATTCTCACTCACGCCTACCCAATCATCCGACTGAAGTACGTCTACCAAATAACCTATAAATCCTTTTTTCATACTTACGATGGTGATGATGGTTCTAATGGCTCCGAAGGAGTAGCGTAGATTCCCGTGGTCGTGGATTGGTCATCGTTGAGCAACTCGAAGCGACACTTGCCTGTGGTCATATTTACTGACACCGAATTCACCGTGAATCGGCTATTATTCCAAATGACCTTGTTTTGCAGGTTCAGCGTTAGGATCTTGCCGAGTGGCAACACCGCATCCACCTGTACGAGCCTGCGGCTCTTATTGTATAGCGTGGTGATGTACTCCGCCCAATAGTTGTAGTATAGTCCGTTCTTGACCACCTGCAAGAAGTAGGGGTCGATGTTTGCACCAAAACACATACTATTCGCCTGAAAGAGCGTTTGGTCGTAGCGGTTCGATACGTTGGCATACCAACAATTGGTAATGGTTCGTGTGGTCACTCCATCAGAATCTACCCACATAATCGGCTCATCAAAGAACGAGAAGTCGGCATCAAAATATCCGTAGAACAAAACAGGCGCACCAACATACGGATTCAGGGTTCCGTCATCGTTTGCCTCCGTGGTGATGCTCTTGTACACGAGTACCGTTGTGAGGGTGCCTTCTCTTTCGTCAGTCAGACGCTCAAACAAAGGGCACTCAAACGGAATGTCAATTGTGAAGTTCTCTGCGTCAAAGGTGAATGTTGCTCGCAGGTCTCCGAAGCCTACCGAGTTGGTCTGCTGATATTGGAAGCCGAGTATCTGCTCGGTTGGTTGGTACTTGAACTCAATGTCACGATAGATGGGCGGACGGTTCACCGAGTACTCCGTGATGTCGAAGTAGGTTTGGTAGTCCTGATTTGTGCCATCAGCATACCATTCGCTCAAGGGCTGAAGCAAGAAGCTGCCATCGCTCTGCGGAACCAATACAAGATTGTGCATCTTCATAATTCCGGACAGGAAGTCCGTCACTCGCATTTCAGGCATCAGGTCAGAGACAATCAATCTGAAGCTGACGGTCTGCGAAGTGGTGCGGTCAACGGAGAATTCGTTTGCGATGGGTAGTCCCGTTTCTCGGTCGAGGGTGTCGCAGCTATAATCGGTCGGCAAGAACGTAATTGAGTTTGTAGCCTGCGGTCTGATTGCAAGCTGCACGTTTGTACCCAAAGGAACGTACAGGTCAAAGCTGCGCTGCACGCTTGTTCCGTGAGCATCTACGAGTGCTGCTGCCTGCAATTGCCCATTGAAGAAAATACCAAGCTCGTAGGCCTCCGTGCAACTACCCATTGTTACCACGAATTGGTAGTCGTTATCCGCAGGGCTTGTCCACGTTTCGGTAGCAAGGTTGAAGTCGCTTCCGCTGCCCGTGTTGCGGGTGAAGTCAATCAGCGTCCAAGCGATGTCGTTTCCGCTTGAGAATAGATAGCCTTCTGCTCGGTGTAGCCATAGCGAGAGGTCAACAAACGGGACTGATGTCAGGAAGTCACCCGTGAAGTTGATGCCGTATTTTGTTTCAATAGCATCCAAAACCGCCTTGACCTTGATTGCAGGCTTCAGCTCGTACCAATGAATCCCGTGTACACCTGCTCCATTGTCAGCAATGTTGCTATCTCCTACGTCACCCGCACCTGAATTGTAGTACCAATTCTTCACGGGACTCATCAGCGGATAGAAGAAGTTTTCGTCAGTATCTGCGATGAAGCGAATACGCACCTCGTCATCGGTGTATTCGTGGTCGTATGCGCTGAAGTTTAGGTCGTACAGGTAGTCGTCACCGAATAGGTCGGTGAGGTTTACCAACTCCCCATAGAACGTGAGTGTGTAGGCGTATGGCTCCGTGCCTTTGAGTTGTACGTTCTCAATCTCAATCACACCTGTGCGGAATGGCAATGAGTTGATCTCGATTCTTGCGGGCTGACGCAAGCGTCCGTCAAAGGTGTTGGTCACACTTGTGCTTGACGCACCTGCGTTCCAAGCGGTAGCCCAACTATTCCACGTGATGCCGATGCTATTCCATACCGGACTACCTGCGGTCTCGGTGGTTATCTTCGAGCCTGTGATGTTCCAATTGTAATAATGCTGAAGGATCTCGTTGTTGCGTGGCGTAGCAGGAACCGTGAAGCCTTGCGTGAAGTCCGTGAACACCTTGCTGATGTCCTGCACATTCTGCACCGACAGGTTGATGCTGATCTCCTCGTCATCAAACAGGTCAAGTCGAAAGTCGTTGACGTATAGGTCTACCTTGTTCATCGTACCAAGCTGCGTTCGTCAAAGGCATAGGTGAACGTCATCGTGTAGTTGATGAGCTTTTGGTTGACGCTTTTTTGATATTCGATGCTGCCACGATCAGGCACAACGCTGACCCAATTGCTGCCATCCAACACCGCAACGTACTCACTCATCAGGATGTCCTTGATGGTCTCATCGTAGTTCTGATCCACGAAGCCCGTGTTCAGTCGTAGTGAGTTGCGTGAGTTTACGTTGAACGAGTTGTACTTGCCCACCTCAAGTGATGGCGTAGTGAAGCCGTCATTGTAGATGCTCTTTTGGTACGAGTCCTGCGTGAACGTACCCGTCTCATCGCTGCGCTTGAAGAACGTGATGAAGTCAGCAACACCGAATCGGTTGATGAATGCGATTTGATAGGGGGTGTACTTCGGCTCGCAGATGAGGTAGTATCGTACCGTTGCGATAGGATCGCCTCCCGTGTCTTTTAAGATAACATCGTACCAACTTCCAACACCACCGTTCGGTTGATTGCTTGGACGCAGATCTGAAGGCAGGTATGAATTAGCCTGAAGGTTGGCGGGGCCTACGCCTGCATAGATTACGAGATCTTGCGTGTTGGTGCTTGTTGGGTCAGGCGGGGTGGTGCTAACTGAAGAAACGTAGAAGTCATCCGAGTCACCGCTTTCCCAAGTGATGGTAATGAAGCCCAAGTCGTTTGCCACACTATTGTTGATGGCAAGCACCTCTGAATTGGTTACCAAGCATTGGCGGTCACGGCTTGTCGCAAGTACAGGCTGACTCACCGAAGTCGGTGTGATGTTCGTCATTGCTGCCCATCCATCAGTGGTGATGTAAGCGTAGGTCGTGCCGGAACTCCACGTGGCAGTAGTTGCTGCTGCTCCGTTGTTGGAGAATGTCCACGTGCCTTGTGGACGCACCCATAGGCATTCGCCCTGTGGACTCTGCGTGTAGCCGATGTCATTCCAAATGCTGAAGTCGTGGTAGAACTCCGAGCGTACCAAGTCACTCACCTCAAAGTTGATGACCTCGTTGATTGAATAGCCCTTTGATAGGTTGTAGTTGTTGGTGGCGGATGCTGCTTTGGTTCCCGTGTAGATAGCAAGATTCAAAGTCATCTCGTTCAATGTATCATTGGCGAGGGCGTTGTTCTTTGCCGTGATGAACTGCGGGCTTCTCGCCATTGCGAGGCTGCTTGGGGTGGCTATGACAGGTGTACTCATTGTCTTGGTTGTTGCAACGTGAATCGTAGGAAGTCAGCTACCTCAAGCGCATAGGCTTGCGCAATTTCGTTGGGAAGCTGCTCAAATTGTAATTGGAACGGCTTGGTGAAGAAGCTCGTTGTTTTGATGCCCTTGTTGTAGATGCTTCGGGTGATCAGGAATGCCGTAGCATCGTAGCTCAAGAACTGACCCTTCTTGCCCTCCTCACGGCTTTGGAATTGGAATCTACGGGTACGCACCCATTGGTTGATAGCACGGGTCAAACCGCCACGCATACCGCTGCTCCCCGTTCCGAATCGGAAGGGACTGTTGGGGGCTTTGTCGGATGACGTCTTGCCCTTGACACCGTAGTCCTGAAACTTCCAATAGGGAGCAAGCTCGTCCATCTTCCATTGCAGGGCGATTGAGTTGGGGTTCACCTCAATGTAGTACTGAAGCGAATTGGCAAGATTACCCGTGACGTTCTTGTTCTCACGGGCAAGGTTAGCCTTCGCCTGCTCGACTACGCCATTGGCAAACTTCTCAAGGCTTGCACGGACAAGATCCTGCCGGAGTTGCATCAGCAAATAGAGATTTCGGTGTTAGAGAGCAGCACATCGAAGGTGGCAGTCCACCCCGCAAGCAGGTTCTCGAAACGCTCCGTGAACGGAAGGCACGTGGGGTTGCCGTCCAACTGATACAGGTCGGAGTACAACTGCCCTCTGCGAAGCTCCTCTACCACATCGTTGATGACCGCAAGCTGCGTGTTGAGGATGTCTTGCACGTTGCTCGTTCCGTAGAACGGCTCTGCCTGCGCACGTGGGTTCTCTTTGGTCTCATCCACCACGTCCATACAAATGAGGCTGATGCTCATACGAACCACCTGACCTTCGAACGTAGCTTGGTTCACCATAATGTGCGACAATGGGAAGATCGTCTGCTTGTTGAGGTCAACGTCATAAACGTCACCCGTAGTCACTACGTTGACTTGGCTATTGGCTTCAAGGGTGTCCTTGAGCTTGGTGGTGATGTCGTAGAATTGTCTCATTTTTTCAGTTGTTTTTGGAGGATCTTATTCTCCGTTTCTATGCGCTCTTTTTCAAAGGTGAGGTAGGTGAATGCGAATGCTGCTGACATCTCTGCTACTTGACCGAACTTGAGGGGGTCTCCATTAGAGAGCTGATAGTAGATGGTGACCCAAGACCATTTTTGAGAAAATTGTGCAGCGGGACTAAATTCATCTCCTGCTCCATTCCCAAAGATTTCAGGGAAGCGATCGATAAATCGTTTCCTAAAGTCCAAAAAAAAAGCATCGCACCAATCGCAATGTCAAGGGGTACGTCCTTCATCTTGTCTGCGTACTTCTCTGACCCCTCGTATTTTTCTATCTCGTATCGGCTACCGAATGTTGCGGTGACCGGACGGAACATCACCGCCATCGCACGGTGCATCTGCGACCAATCAGAGATGTAGGTGTCGATGTCATTGAGTTCACCAACGGTGATCTCCTCAAGCGAGGGGATAAACCCGAACTCCTGCTTGTCGATGAAGAAGCGTTGCTTCAGAGGTGGGCGTTCCGAAAACGCCTTCATCAGCACCGCATTGATCTTGTTGAGCGATGATGCCTTCATCTGAAGGATGACATCCATCGACAGGCCGCAGAAGATCTCAAGGGCTTTGCGTGATAGAAACTCCTCGTCACCCTCCAAGCGCACAAAGCGTTGGTAGTCCGACAGGCGGATCTCGTTCATCTGATTTGGAACAATGAGCTTCATCAATAAAATAACCTTTTGAATTTAACGTATGGCATAGCGTCCGTAGTTGGGCTTCGAGAGCTTGTTGTATGTGGCGTACCTCACCGCATCGATGGCGTGGTTGAATGCGTCAATGGGTTTGTTGAGCAGGTTGGAGTTCTTGTCCTCCACCCATTTGTAGTTCTGAAGCTCCTTGATTAGGTTGGTGCTTCGTGGTGTTGCAAATATCTTGTGACGCTTCAGCACATCAATACCCACTATAACGCTATCTGCGCCCTTCTGCGTGGGTTTTATGTTCCATCCCATACGATGCAGCTCCTCGATGGATTTGGGTTCAGCAGAGTCAGCGAAAATCTCTGACCTGCGGTCGAGGTTCAGGCTCTTGAGGTGGTTGCTGATGTCGGGGTTGGTGAGTCCGGTGCGGTAGATTAGTTCGTCAAGGTAGAGGTTGTCTCCTGATTTGTACACCGCCACAAGTGCCGTTGGGTCATTGGTGTACCCGAAGTCCATCCCGTGAGCAAGTAGCGTTGCGTCTGATGGGATCTCACTCATCCCGAATTGGAAGATGGTGGCACGGCTCATACCACGCTCACCCAATCCGTAGATGCGCCAATAGTCCTCATCGGTTGTTGCGAGTCGTTCAATCTCCGCCACGATGGAGGCATCAAGAAAGGGGTTGTCCTTGTAGGTACTTTGTATGTACGTCACATCGTCACGAGTCAGCAAGCGGTCATAGATCCAATGGAACGCATCTGATGGGTTGTAGTCAATCCAAATCTTGCCTGTGGTACGAACCAAGAGCTGAAAGAAGTCCTCCCAAGAAAGCTCGTTGGCCTCGTTGCAGAATAGATAGTCACGTCTTGCTCCACGCTTCTTCTGCGGTTGGTCAAGCGAAATGAACTCAAAGAGGTTGCCGTTTAGCGTGTAGGTGTAGTCGCTCTTGTTGTGGCGTGACTCATCGTACAAATCAAGTTTGTTGAGGATCTCAAAGAAGTCACGGTAGGCCGTCATCTTGAGTGATGGCAGCGACTTACGCACAATAGAAAAAACCTTCCCCTTCTCTTGCATTGCGATCACGATCAGCATCTGCAAGATGGAGTAGGTCTTTCCGGAGCGTGAGCCTCCTTGGTTGACTACTATCCGTGTGGGTGCGGTGTAGTTCTTCTCAAAGAGTTCACTCGTCTTTACTTGCAGAACGGACAATCTCTACTTTGATTTGGGTGAGTTCATCTGCTGCTTCGTGGGAGTTCTCCACCCGTGCGAGCTTGGGTGTCGTGTACTCCGCCATCTTGTTCAGCAGGTCAAGTGCGCCCTTCGGGTCATCAGCAGCCACCTGCGTGAGCCATAGGGTCATATTGTCAAGGTTGGCTTCAATGAGGTTTTGGAATGCCTCACGAATCTTGTTGGTGCTTTTGTTGGGTACACCTGCGGGGCGACCTGCGGGATTGCCGCTTACGCCTTTGACTAAGTTGGGGTTACCTCTTGGCATTTTGTTTTATTTTGAACTTTTCTAAATAACCCGTTTTGACAAGTGGTGGTTGTGGACTGCCTTCAACATCTCTTTGTGTTGGGTCTTGTCCCCGAATGCGTTGTGGCAGGCTCGGCATAGCCCCATCAGGTTGTCGATGGTGTCAGCATCCTTGCTGCCGCCCATACCACGTGCCTCGATGTGGTGGATGTCTACGGCCTGTGCTTGGCATACCTCGCAAGGGATCCAATCGGTTGTGTCGTAGCCCATCCCTTTCAGGTAGACCTTTGTGTGGTTCTTCACTTTTGGTAGATCCAACAATCGTCAATGAACGTGGCGTGTGGGAGTAGCTCGTCTACTGCTTGGATTACGCCTTGCCAATTTTCGTGATAGTCGTCTCCTGCTATGTAGCCTCCCTTCTTTACTTTGGGAAGCCATAGTTGAATATCCTCTTTGACTGCCTCGTAGGTATGGGTTAGGTCGATGAACACCACGTCAAGTGATTCGGCTTTGAACTTCCGTGCTGCTGCTTTGGATGTTGCTCTGATGGCCCTGTACTTACGGTCTCCCATATTCTCAACGAACAGGTCGTAGATGTCTACCTGCGTTGCGAGCTTGTGGGTGGTGGTGAGTTCGTTTGGTGATCCCTTCCAAGTGTCCACGATTGTGACATTTATTCCGTGAGCGTTGTCACATAAGTAGGCAGATGACTTGCCGAGCCACGCTCCGAGTTCTACGAATGACCCTCCCTCCGGTACTTTGGAGATTAAGAAGTCGTATGCTGCTTGGTGGTTGAACCACCCGTCAATTTGTTTGTGTGTTTTCATCGCAGGGCGTTATAGTAGCAAAGATAGGCATCCACGCAGATCAGCGTTCCTTGAGCCGCTAATGCAGCAGCAAACTGTCCATCGGATTCGTAGATGTTAGCGAATCGGAGCTTGGGTACGTGGTAGGGTTTGAACATAAAAGATGCGGTGTCTATGTTCCCGACTTTTGGTTTGTCGGTAGGGCGTAGCCTTCCCTCTTGTCCCCACGTGACGATTGTAGAATCGAGGTTGTGGATGTTGCTCCATTCTTCGTTGAACTTGGGATGGATGATATTGTCATCGTCCAAGAAGTACACCCAATCCTCTTGTGTGAATTGTTCTTGATAGAGGTCAAGGAACTCGTTGCGTAGGGGGTTGCCCCAATGTCCTGTCTTGGTAGAGTAGTGGGTGACGTTTGCGCCTGTTGCTTCTTTGAAGTCGGTTGACGCATCCATCATCACCACCCACGTAGCCCAATCGGGGATGTACTGTTTCATCCGCTTGAGGTTGCGGGGGCGTGAGCAGGGGGTCACAATGTAAAGCATCGCAGTTGGTTTATTTTGTCCATCGTGAATTCTTGCACGTAGTCGTGTAACGAATCTGCTATATCTTGGACTTGGTTGGGGTTTTCGTTTAGCCTCTTGATTGCTCCTGCCCATTCGCTTGGGTGGTTAATCGCAATGCAGTTGTCTTTGGTGATGTATGGGGTGTAGGGGTGTGTGTTTCTCACGATCAGAGCGCACTTGCTAAATCCTGCCTCAAGCATCTTCAGATGCGATTTGCACTTTGCGAATTCGCTTGTTGATAGTGGCACAAGGCTCACGTCAAAGAAGTCGTACAAGCGATGGTACGAGTTTGGTGGGAAGGTGTTGAGTGTGTGGTTCGCCTTCATCATCGTTGGGTAGTTGTCTACGTTTGCAACGAATGCTTCATATCCGGTCAGGTCGATTGTTGATTCACGGATGTCCGCTTGGTGGTGGTTGCCTCCGATGTAGCCAAAGCGCACCTTCTCTGATGGCTCTCGGTTTATCTGCCAAGTGGGTACGCTGATGGCGTTGGGGATGACTCGGATGTTGGTGTTGTACTTTCTAACCTTTGACGCAAGGTGCTTGTTGGTCACCCACACCTCGTCAGCTACTTTGATTGATTTGACGATGCGCTCCTTTACCTTGTCGACATAAAGTCCACGCAGGGGATGGGCGGGAGGTAGCACCCACCAATCGTCTTGATCCAAGATTAGCTTGATTCCTTCTCTTTTGCAGAGGGTGATGAAGTCATCAAACGGATCAACAGGGAAGGTACGGCTTGCAAATATGTGCGTCACTTTAGGCCACACCTCCGGATCGAGGTCGGTGATCTTCTCGATGAAGTAGATGTCAGCCTCCTGATGGCAGATCAGAGGGGCAAATACACGGTGATAGCTGACCCCCGAATTCTTCTTGTGGAAGGCTAATACAAAAGGTCTACTCATAGTGTTCTCCTTCGTTGCCGTTTGTTCCGATGATGTCCATTCGTTTGTTGAGTTCTTCTTCCATCAAGTCCCACTCCTGTTGTGCTGCGTGGTTGGCGCAGGCACGAACCCTTCGCATCTGCTCACGCTCCCATTGCTTTGCTGCGGAGCGTTCAAGATAGGTTACCCACATACGAGCAGCGACTGCGCTGCGTTGGGGTTTAAACGGATAGATGCTGCGTAGTCGAGCCATTGCTATCCGCATAAATTGCTCTCTCATAGGTTTAGTTCGTTTTCGTTTAGGATGCGGTGCAGGGTGTTCCGAATCTTCTCATACGTTTCGTGTTCCATATCAGGCATTGAATCAGGAGCGTACTTGGTCAAAGCTCGCAGCTCGTTATCCATTACCCACATAGCGTACTTCCATTTAGCTCCATTGACTGCATCTTGGAACTCCTCTTGCTCATCAGGTAGGTTGTATTCAAGTGTTGCTTTCATTTCTCTTTTGTGTTAAAGACTGTTTTGTTTTCCTGTGGGTAGTAGGTATAACCATTCGTACTATCCTGTAGATTTTCTTGATTGGTGTTAAAGGTTTCGTTGTAGTAAGTTTCGCCCATCCATTGCACAAGACCTTCTTCATTGTAATCCCAACCTTGTTTAACTGCATTCTCAATCTCCTCCTTGTGCATTGCTTTGGCTTGTTCAAAGCTCATCTTAACAGCCTCAAGTAAATCACCATCGTGTTCAAAGTGTGACTTAAGGTTGTTGTAAATCCATTCAATACTGCTCTGTTTCATTT